CGGATGGACTCTCAATCCGGCCAACTTATGGGATGCTATCCCGTGGTCGTGGTTGATTGACTACTTCTTGAACATAGGAGATTGGTTAGAGGCTGTCAATGGCTTAGCCGCCATGGACGTCACTCGAATCAATATCATGTGTACTTCGAAGCAAGTGGTGCAATATACACCCCATTCCGTGCTTCCAGGGCTGACAGTTCAGCCCGGGTTCGTTTATCGGACAAGGAAGCTTCGGGTGCCTTACAGCAACGCGATTCCCTTACTAGCAGCGCAGCCGGTCCTTACGGACCATATGCATGCTATTCTGGGGTCACTGAGTACTGTAAAGCTGTTAAAAGCTTACGGGGTGAAGTAATTCACCCTTCCTTGCGCAGAGATGCGCTTTCTCCCATAGAAGGATCACCTACCATGATTGGCGACACTGTTGCTCTTACGTACAATGCGGGGACGGTTACCCTGAACCGCATTAACCAAGACAACCACGGAGCGGAATACTACGCAGCTTCGGGTAATGACCGCTTCACCTTGTCGGTGAAGCATACAATCCCTGGCCGCGGTAAACCGGGCGAGTCTCATCTTGCTCGACTCGATGTCGAGCACTATGATGCTGCTGGAGTGCTTCTTCGCACTGCATCGGCATGGACTGTTATCCGTACGGATAACGGTATCCAGACTGCCGTCAACTCAGAGAATGCTGCTAAAGCTCTAACTGCCTTTCTTACGGCAGCGAATATCACCAAGCTGGTGAATCGCGAGTCTTAAGTAGCATCGCTCAGGTCTCTCCGGTGTCACTGTCAGTCGTGCCAACCTCTTAGGAGCTAGCATGAATAAGGCTGACACCATGGTAGATCTATCCCCGTATGCTGCGTTGTTACAAGACATCGCAGCGTGGGACGTAGGTCTGCTAGATTCTTTTATCAGCGATTATCGCTGGTTAGAGCGCGTCGTTTCCTCGAGAGGCGTATCGTTCACTATGATCGATATGCCGGAGGGTTGCAAGGTCGTAGACCGTGCACTTTCTAGAGGACACCTTGATCCTAAGCACTTGCCGAAGACATTCGGGAAGTGCCAAGATGGCAGTCGGACATTCTTGTCCGGTCTGTTTCATAGGTGTTTCGACGCAGATGGAAGACTTGTTGAAGCGGTAGACCCCAACCATATATTCTTTCTTCGCGCAACGTTGTTGCTCTCGAAGAAAGTGAAGAAGGACTGCAGTGATGCAACCCTTATGGAGGCGGTTTCCGAATTTGAGAAGATCGATCGTCGTCTTAGGATACCTAGCCTTGGCTGGGATCTTGACTCACTGGATTTTCCAGAGAGAAGACTTTCTTTCTACTCAAGTTCCAACAGACATGGGGACGTGTTCTCTGAAGGAGATCACGTGCCAGGACCGTTACTACGGGCTCTGGATGACGTTTGTCGCATAGTGGTTTCCACCATGCCAGAAGTCATACCTCATGATATCTTTCCATCTCATGGACCCGGCGCTGTGGCCGATGCACCATCCAAATGTGATAAGTATCACATTCCGAACTGGCCCAATAAGCTTGAGGGTTACTTCCCTTTTGTCTTGTTTGGTCAGTCTCGGGAGGATATGCATCTAACAGAGGTAGTCGATTTCGGGGTAATGGAGCATCCGGCTAAGCTTATTGCTGTGCCTAAGACGCTTAAATCACCGCGATTGATCGCTTCTGAGCCAGTGGCTCATCAGTACCTTCAGTTAGGGATGATGAGTTGGTTGAGGGAGAATCTCCCTCACCATATTCGTAGTTCTATCAACTTTAAAAGTCAGGAGCCCTCACGGGCTTTCTGTCTTTTAGCCAGCAAGACTGGTGATCACGCGACCGTGGATCTTTCCTCGGCTAGTGACCGCCTTTCATGTTGGGTAGTTGAACGGGCGTTTGCGGCTAATCAGTCGCTACTCCGTGCGTTGCATGCTTGTCGTACTCGTTGGTTAGTTAACTCAACGGGCCACGGCGAGCAATACTATTTGCGTCTTCGCAAATATGCACCGCAGGGCAACGGAACCACGTTTCCTGTGCAAACAATCATCTATGCAATGATTTGCATAGCTGTCGTTTTATACGAAGGGGGGTACAAAGTGACCTCTCGATCGATAAAGCGTGCTGCACGGGATGTTCGGGTCTACGGGGACGACTTAATTGTTCCGTCCTCGGCAGTACCTACTCTGGATCTCCTTCTTTCCTTCTTGGAGTTGAAGGTTAATGCGTCAAAGACGCATTACAGTGGTAAGTTCCGCGAATCTTGCGGAATTGATGCATACGATGGCAACGACGTGTCGCCATTGTATATGTCAACGCTGAGTCCAGGGTCCACGGCTGAGTCACTCCAATCGTGGATAGACGTTAGCAATAACGCCTATCACAAGGGGCTATGGTGCCTCTCAGATTGGATGCTGGCGCAGATCCCTCATAAAGTACGGGCGTTAATTCCCGTGGCTGATAAGGATCTCAGCTGCATCACGCTGCGAA